GCGTCTGCTCCAGGCTCTCGCGCGCCCCTTTGCTGACGCCGACCGCCGCCATGATCGGCAGCCAGCGCGAGCGCGAGTTCTGCTCGATCAGGTTCGCCATTTCGATTTCGCGAAGTGACCTCCAGATGGCGTTGTCTTTCCCTGGGTCCGCGGGGACGAATACCCGCGGCCGGTCGGACGTGCAGAAGCGGTAAACAAGCTCTTCCGACAGGATGCCGATCAGTCCGGCGATCGTGCCGCGGTCGTCCAGCGGCCAGCATTGCCGGCGGAATTTGTTAGTTCCGTAGATGCTATGGAACAGCCCGGCATTGCAGATCGTGTCGCTGTTACCCCAGAGCTTGAGCAGGGTGTGGGTACCGCGCAGGTGATCGTACAGCGAGCGTCCGCTGTGCTTGGCCCGGAGCGCGCCGGCGCGGTTGATCAGAAAGTCCTGGTGCTCCGGTCTGATCATTCGCACTCTTCCTTGATAGTCTTAAAGGCGAGGGCAATGCGAAGCTCCGGGCACGATCGCGACACGCCGCGGGCAATGTGCGGCATGCAGCCCGGGAATGACACCAGACGATTTGGTTTCGGATAGATCGAAGTAATAATATCGGTCTGGTCGTCGTTGAAGAGCACCGTCTCGCCGCCCCAGTCTGGCGACCAAGCCGCATGCGGGTAGTACACCGCGGTGCGGGCATTGGGCTTCTTGGAGTCGGTGTGGATCGCGCCCTCGCCGCCATAGGCGTGGGCGTTGGCGTAGGCGCGCATCAGGGTGTGGCCGCGGAACACGCTCTGCGAAAGGTTCAACCAAAGCTCGAACACCAGCGGCGCGTTCTTGAGTAGCTCATCGGCGCAGGCGTAGGGTTTCTCATCGCGGGAATTGCGGTGCCCGGCGAAATGCTTGTGCCAGAAGCTGAACAAATCGCGCTTGCGTGAACTCTTCCAGCCAAACTTCCAGCCCGGGGCCTGCAGGAACGCGAACAGCGCCGCGCGCTTGGGCTCGCGCAGCACGTTGTCGACCACGACCACGGCGCTCGAGGCCGGCGCCGCTTTCGCTGGCGGGTGCGGTGGCGGCCATAAATCAAGCTGTGGGTTGCTGCTGACGAGCGCGGGTTTATTCATCGTCGTCCCCGTCGTCATCGTCACCACCACCGCCGCCGTCGCCGCCACCCTCGCCGCCGCCACCGCCGTCGCCCTCGCCGCCGCCTGCACCCTCGCCGCCGCCTGCGCCCTCGCCGCCGCCCGCGCCCTCGCCGCCGCCGGCGCCCTCGCCTCCGCCTGCGCCTGCACCACTGCCGCCGCCTGCGCCCTCGCCGCCTTCACCGGCGCCGGCCCCCTCGCCGCCATAGCCGCCCTCGCCGCCGCCGGGGCCTTCCCCGCCATAGCCGCCTTCGCCATAGCCGCCTTCGCCATAGCCGCCGCCCGCGGGGGCGCTGTCACCGAAGCTGTCACCGAAGCTGCCGTAGCCGCCCTCGGGGGCGTCATCGAACGCGTAGCCGTAGCTCTGCCCCTCTAGGGACGCCGCCATTGCCGATAGCTGATCGTCGGTCAGCGAACTCTGCGGGCCGGGCGTGTCGGGCGCCGCGGTAGGCGCGGCCGGAACGTCCCCGGGAATGTCGGTCTCAATATCGCCAATGGTGACGGTGGCTTCTTCACCCGGGCTGTGCCCGGAGCCCGGCGCGGCGCCATGGCCGCTGGATTGCCCACTGCTACTTGGGCCGCCGCCGCCGACGAAGCCGCCACCGCCGCCGCCGCCGAAGCCGCCCCCGCTAACCCCGCCACCGCTGCCGGCGCTGCCGCCAAGGCCTTCACCGCCGCCACCACCTGCCGCGCCGCCAGTGAGGTCAAGGCTCTGCGTCGGGAAGAACGGCGAATTGGGCGGCAGCGTCAGCGGGGGGTTCGGTATGTTCGGGAACGGCAAGGATGGGACAAAGTTACCGAACGTGGTCAAGCCGGGCAGTGGATTGTTGAAAGCCCGGTCGCCCAAGAACGACACCGGACTGACCGGCGGCAGATTGACCGCTTCGCGGTTCGCCTGCTCGGGGGTTTGGCCCCGGCTCGGAGCCGGCGCTGTCGGTGCGAGCGGCGGCTGAAACTCGGGTGGTACGTTCGGCGGCGCCGGAGGCGGCGGGCTCTGCAGGTTGTGAACGTCGCTTTTCGTCGTGTTGTTTGGCGCCTCGGGCGCCAGCGTCGGGTCGAGCACGACATCCTGGAAGCCGCCCATCGGCCCCAATGAAAAACCGTTGCCGGGGGCGCCGGCCGGCGCCGTGTCATCGGTCGGGCCGAACTGCGAGCCGGGGTCGCCGCCGTAGTACTGCCGCATCAATTCGCGGATGATATCCTCGCGGCTCTGCAACGACATGATGGCGGCTCCTATACGTTGATGCCGGCGCGCCCGAAGGTCGCGCCGATCGCGAGCAGTTCGACCTGCGGCAGTGATTGTTGCGCGATTGTTACTTGCGTGACCGGCGCGTGTGCGAAACCGGTCTTGCCGATCGATACCCAGTGCGTGTTGCGTACCGGCGCGCCGAACGGCGTCGGCTGGTCCCAGCGCCCAGCGTCCCAGAGCGTCTCGTCCCAGACCTCGCGAATACCCGGGTCGGGGCCGGCGGGGGGCGGCGGCGGCACCGTCACGACGTAGTCGATCGCGGCATTCAACTGCGGAATGAACGGCTGCATCGCCTGCGCGCTGAAAATCGCGCGGCTTTGATGCCAGACGTTTTGCGCCGATGGCGCCTGGAACGTTTCCCAGCCGCCGACCAGGGTCGCCACGTATGGCAAACCGTTATCGGTGCCGCCGATCTCGCATTGGATGATGCGCCCGTCCGAGGTGCCGTAGAACAACTGGTCGCGCATCTTGACGAAGCAGCGCGCGTCATAACCGACGAAGCGACACCATGCGGCGGTGGCGTTATTCATCACCGCGCAGTAACGATGCCCCTCTAAGCCTCCCGGCCAAGTAACGAAGATGGCGCCGTAGTCATCCCAGCGTTTCATCGTCCAGGGCAGGTTGGATTTCAGCGCCACTTCCTGCCGCCACATGGATCGTATCGGGTTGGTGATCAGCGCCAGATCGAGCGTGCCGGCGTCCTTGGTAATCGCCTGACCCAATGGCACGATGCCGTCCACCGTCATGATCAGGATATCGCCGCCGATCGGCATATGCGCGTTCATGCCCATCGGCCGGCCGATCGAGTAGACGCCCTGCTGCTGCCAGCCGGTCGGGTCTGCGGGATTGTTACCGCTGAAGATTATCAAATCGCCTTCTGTAGTAACAAACACGCACTTGTCGTCGGTGCCCGAGCCGGTGTCGCCGCTCCATGTCGCGCCGAACAGGAGGCTGCCGCCGCGGGGGGCGCTGCCGCCGAGCGGGATCAGTCCGAGCGCGCCCTGGTACGAGTCAATACCGAGGAAATAGGCATTCATGGTGCCGCCCTCGATGAAGAACAATCGATTGCGGTACTTCCAGACGTAGGTGAGGTTGCGACCATGCGCGACGTCGCTGCCGGCGGGGCCGGTAATCTGATCGGCGTCGAACGCAGTCCAGGTTGCGCCATCGTAATGCAGCGGCGCGTCGCCGGCGTCGTTGACGGCAATGAGATGATTGCCGCTCATGTTTGTTAGTTGCGTCGCCGCGTAGTTGCCGCTGTTCTGGCCGCTCTTGGCGACGGTCGGCAGTTGCGCCGAGACGTTCCAGAGAATTGCCGGCTGGCCGGCGAACATCTGATGAATGTTATCGCCGGACACGTACTCGAAGGCCGACACGATTGGATACCGCAGCGGCGACGACATCGGCGGCACGGTGGCGTCCCAGTCGCTGATATCCCACTCGCCCTCGTCCCAGGCGTCGAGGCCGTGCAGGTCGCACCACACTTTGGTGCCACCGCGAAGTTTTACTCCCCGCAGCGTCGACACCCAGTTGTCCTGCACCAGCGCTCCGCCCGGCGTCATGAAGGCCTGGTTCTCGTTCTGCACCAGCCCGCGCGTCGGCGCCGGCAACGTCACCGTCTGTAAAACATTAGCGTAGCCCTGCTGGACCGGCTGGCGGCGGAAGGCGGCATAAGCGGTCATGGCGTTGGCAGCGCCCAGGGATAGGCCGTCACCGGATAGGTGCTCGACGACGTCCGGCCGCCAATCAGGATCGGCGCCGGCTGGTCGCGGCCGGCGACCGACCAGAGCGCGTCGGAATAGGTCCCCATTGCTTCGGCATAAGGCGACCCTTTGCTCTCCTTCCAGACCCAGATCAGCATCAGCTTGAGCAGCCGCTCATCGAGCTTGCAGGTGTCGTCGTCGGCAGTGAATTGCGTATCCGTCAGGCCGGTGGCGGCGACGTTGATAATTTGGTTGGACAGGTACGCGAACGTCGCGGTGGCGCCCGCCGCCAGGATCGGATTGATGTAGATGCGGCCGCCGATCAGGATGTAGGCGCCGCGGCTGTCCCAGAAGCCGGAGGCCTTGCGGCGCAGCCATTCATCGTAGCTGTTGATGTACACCAGCGGGATAAAGCTCGAGCGCGAGGTCCACACGTTACTGTCAAGCAGCAGCCGCAGGAAGTCGCTAGGCAAGGCGAAGCTCTCGGCGACGCCGTCGCCGGTCACAGTCGCGGTCTTGATCAGCGCCGACCAGTCGCGGGTGTCGCGCGCGAGCCGCTGCGCGCATTCGTTGGCGTGGGTCAGTAGCTCCTGCTGCGTGCGCTGGTTATTGATGTTGCCGAACACGGTGGTCACGCGCTCGACGCCGACCACCTGACAAACATCCTGCACGACGCTGAGGAGCGACATTGATCAGGCCGCCTCGGGTTGGTGCGCGGGTATTTCCTTCGCCATGCGCTGCAGTACTTTCAGCGACAGCGACCCGTGCGGCGCGTGGCCGGAATGCGTCGTGATGTAATCGCGCAACTGCTCGATGCTCATGCTCTCGAAGTTGCCGTCCTTCGCCTCGGCCTGCGCCTTGCGCTGGAGCGCGGCGTTGTCCTCCTCGAGCGCCATGTTGCGCGCCCGCAGCGCGTCGAGCTCGGCTTGCGCCTCGATCGCCGGGGCGCCGCGCTTGGCGTTCTCCATGTATGCTTCGGCTTGGTTCTTGTACTCGCGGCCGTACGGCCCGAGGTTCTTCAGTTCCTGGCCGTCGATGTGCGCGAGCGCCTCGACGGTGTAGATGTTAAAGCCGCGAAGCTCGACGCGCTTGGCCTCGGTGAGGAAAGGCACGTAATCCAGCGGCGTGCCGGTGCGGGTCTGGTCGGAGTGCGCCTTGAATTGCGCATACTGCCGCGAAAACCGCTCGGCGTAGGTGACCGAGCGTTCCTCGCCGGTGTAGGGGTCTCGTATCTTCTCCGTGCAAAGCTCGTGAGCGGGAACGATTTTCACATCACGCGAGCCGGGCACGCGGATTTCGCAGATTTCGCGGTCGTCGTGAATTGGCCGGCCGGCCTTGGCGCTCTTGTCCTCATTGATCACCGTGCCGTTCTTGAACAGCGCGATCAAAACGTCGTCCGGGTTTCTGATTAGCTGCGGCATTATCGTCCTCGTTCTTTCGAGTTATCGACCGGCGCGGTAGCCTCTCCCCAAGTAAAACAACCGCGCCGGCCGGCCGTGCCCGGCGCGTGTCTGGGACGCCAGGGTAGTTTAGTTGTTACTGCTTCGAGGTCGTTACCCGAGGCAGTGCGAAAGCGAGTAACGACCTCTCCGCGGCCGACCGCGTGGGAGGATGGGTTACTACGCAGCCGGATTTGAGTCGTACAGGCGCCAGTTATAGAGCGGGTTGACCATTGTTAGTTCGCCGGCCCACCCTATGAATTGGGCGATCGCGTCTTTATCAATCGGCATCTGGCCGTCACCATCAAACAGTTTGTCGAAGTTTCTGTTCGGATGATAACGCAGTCGCAGGCTGTCGGTGTTAAGGCCGAACGTTGTGTTTGCAGGACAGTTCGAACCGATACCGCCATCAAGCACAATCTCAGCACGCTTGCCGCCGCCGATGTATTCCAGCGCCGAGAAGCCGAGCTTGCCCATGCTGGTTTCGTTGGTTTGGCGTTGTATCGCAACAGTCGCGGCGTCATACGCCGCGTAATGCTCCGGCGACATCAGCAACAAGTCAGCATAGTCACGTCCGCGGCTTTGTTTGGTCATGATGGCGTTGAGCAGCGGCCGGATCGTGGTCGAATTGACCTGCGTGCCGATCGCGGCGTTATAGCTGTTGGCATCGAAGGTCTGCGTTCGCCAGATCGTGGCGGTGGCGCGATCGATGCCGCCGTAGACGCCAGAGGTGTTGACGATCGGCACCGCGGTCGCCAGTCCAGTGATTTGTTTGCCGCCGTTTGCCGTGCCGTCGGAGTAAATGCCGGCGTCCATCGTATCTTCGAGGGCTCTCTCAGCGGCGTCGACGTACGCGTCCAGCACATCGATTAGCTGGCCTTCGCCCTGGTTATTCAGGATTTCCTGCATGCTGAGAACGATCGGCACGACGACGAACTTTGGTGAAAAGAACGCATCATTGAACAAATCGATCGCCGGGTTCAGTAGCTGATCGTATCCAGAATACCACTGTGCGGATTGTTTTCCTATCTGTAGCGTCTGCCGGATCATCGGCCCGTGATAGGTCTGCCACAGGCCTTTACGCCGTAGCACGGCGAGCAGCGCGTTATTGTTACTAACCAAGTCCTGATAGTCCTTCGACCGCTCCTCGAGCGTCATCGAGAGTATCTGCTGATAGGCAGCATTCGTAGTGATATTAGGCATCGTCTCGCTCCAGAATTACAGCGACCCGCTCGCCCGCCGTACGGCGTGAGCGATGATGTCGCGGCGTGAGGGTGGCGGCTGCCCGGCGCGGCGCGGCGTGCGGCCATCGAAAGTAGCCGGGGCGCCGGCTGGCGAACCGGAAATCGATCGGTCGGGGGCGCGGGTCTGAGCCGCTGGAGCGCGGGTCTGAGCCGCTGGATTGGTACGACCGGGAGGGCGCAGGAGGTTGGCGCGGGCGTAGGCGTGATCGAGTTGATGCCCCGCCTTTAGCTCCTGCACGACGATATCGCCGAACCCAGGCTCGTCTATCCGCGGGTGGGTGGCGGCGAACCGGTCGACCCCCCTTTTCATCTGACGATACTGGTTGCGATATTGCTGCCGGGCCTGCATGTGCTGCACGACGCCGGCGAGTTGGGATATCTGCTGCGTTAGCTGATTGATATGAGAGTTATGCGCGCTGGTCAGGTTCTGCGTCTGCATCTGCGCGTGCTGCTCGGGCGTGCGCGAGAGCACATATTGCGCGATATCAGCCAGCGTTATCTGCTGCCCGTCCGGCGTGCGCAGGTTCATGTTGCGAACGAGCACATCCAGCCCGCCGATCGGGTCGGCGCGCAGCTTGTTCTCCATGCTGACATAGTTGTTCAGCGCGCGATCGAGCGAGGTACCCTGCGACCGCGCTAGGTCGTAGTACGGCTGCAGCGGCTTGAACGCCTCGTGCAGTTGGCGCGCCTGCTGATGAAAATTACTAAACTCCCTATGCATGCGATGCACTTCGGCGCGGACATGGGCCGGCGCCGCGTGCCAGTTCGCCTTGGCGGCTTGGCTCATGCGCGCGAGCGGCTCGCGGTAAGGGTCGCTGGCCGGGAGTTGCTGCCCTTGCGGCGCCTGCTGCGCAGCCGGCTGCTGCGCGCGATCGGCGCGCGGGGCGAAGTGCCCGTGCTCGCCCCGCGCCGGTGGCAGCGCGGTATTGGCCGATGGCGGCCGGCGCAGGTCGATGCCGCCGGCCGGCGGCGGCGTCTTTTCTTTAGGTGACGCCGGCGCAGCCGTCGCGGCAAGCGGCTCGGGCGGGCGATTATGGCCGGGCTTGGCCTGCGCCTCGGGGAATGCTTTGCCCTCGCGCGACTTGGTGAAGGACTTCTGGATCGCTTCCCGCCGGCTCTCGGCGCGCGCCTGGGGGCTCGGTGGCGCCTGCGAACCCACGGGGGCGGGAGGATTTGCCGGGTTCTGGTCGATCACCACCTCGTTCGCGATCCGCGGCGGCGGCGCAGGCGTGTGTGGTGCAGGCGCTGGTGGCGCCGAAGGCGCGGGGGCGGGCGCGATACCTACGTCGCTCATTGCGGTGCCTCTTGTATGATGGGCCGGCGGCCGGCGCGGTGCTGCGCGACCGCCTTGGCAATGGCGTCACGGCGCGCGCGCCTGATCTCAGGCAAGTCCGAGACGTTGCTGGTTCTGGGCCTGGGTTTCTCGGTGCCGACCTCGGTCAATCCGAGGGCGCGGCCGACCGCGCGGAACGCGCTCTTGCTCTCGTAGAAATGCCCGTCGACCTGCTCGGTCGCCGGCATTGCGTCGGAAATGACATGCGGGCACGGCAGCGCCGAGCGCGCCGGCGGCGTCACACCGTGTGGTTTCGCCATGCGCCAGCGATTTGGCGCGACTTCCACCAAGCCCATGTCGACCCCTTGCCGTCTGCCGATCGCCGGACGCTGCCCGCCCGGCGATCGGTTAGTGTTTAATCCTTACCTTTGCTGCGCATGCGCCTTGTTCCGCTCGCGTGCCTCGTCCGCCACATGCTGATGCTGCCTCTGCGCTTCCGCCTCCGCTCCGACCGAGCCCCGCGGCTGCGGCTGCTCGACATCCGGCGGCTCGTTGATCGATACGGCGCCGTCGATGCCGACCGCGCGGTTGATCGAAGTAGCCGGCGCATAGGGCGTCACGCCGCGGTGCCCGGGATTGCCGGTAATATCCTCAAGGTCCAGCGTCGACTTATGTGCGGGGCGCTCGCCGGCCTTCACGTCCAGCACGTTGCCCGGCATGTTATGAGGGTCAAGGCCGGGCTGTTCGATATTCTCGTAGCCGGCCCGTACCATAGCATCGATTTCGCCGCGGTCGATCCGGGTATTGGCGGCGCCCTGCGCCTTTTCGTTACGTTCGCGCTCGGCCTTGTGCTGGGCGTCCTGCTGCTCGTGGAATTTTCGCGCGGCATCGGCGGCAGAAGATGGCTGCGGCCGGCGCTGCTTATCGTCATGGTCATGCTCGGTGTGCTTGGTCGACATGTCCTCGGCTCCTTTACCTTCGCGCTGCCCACGCGGTAACCAGTACCGCATTGGCAGTGTTCCACGCACGCGCGTTAAGCCGCGAGAAACTCGAACGGCAGCGGTGTCGAGGTCAGCGAGCCGTTGCGCACCTTGACCTCCACTACCACCGGCGAAGCCCATAGCGACGGCTTGACGCCGGTCGAGAGCGTACCGTCGACATTGAGCGTAGACGGCTCGTCATGGCCAGCGAAGTGAATGACCGAGCCGGGGAAGAAGTTTGTGCCGTGAACGAACAGCGTGAAGTCGGCATCGCCGATCATGCAACTGCCCGGCTCCAGAAAATCCAGCATCGGTCGCACGTCGTCGACATGCAGCGGCGGCGTCGGCTCGTTGATGGATTCGACATTACGCTGCGGCAGCGAAACATCTTCCGGCTCATTCAGCGACTTGAACGGATTGGTGGGCATCGCCCGCGCTCCTTCATATCAGTATGCACTCAGTCGCCTCGTCCCAGCCGCAGTAATCACAGCGTTTCGGCGCCACAACGTCTGCGTCGGTATGCTCGTAAAAGAACGTCGGCATCCGGCACAACAGGCAATGCCAGATCACGAACGGGCTATAGCCGCGCACGTGATCCCAGCAGTCGTCGCACCAGCGCAGCGACCCGCAAGTCTTGCAGGACGTTTCGCGCTGCCGACCCGGCTCGCCGGTAAGCTCGAACCGCATCGCTCATGTCCACGTAAAGACCTGCGGCGCAGTCGTGACTACACCGCCAGTGACGACCGTGACATTCCACGGCCCCGCCGAGGTCTTTTTCGGAATGGTTGCAGTGAGCGTTGTTGAGTTAACAAACACGGTCGGCGCCGCCACGCCGTTGGCGTAGACCACGCTTTGCTTGGTGAAGCCGGTTCCGGTCACCGCCGTGAGCGCGACGGTGCCGCTGGCGCCCGAGGCCGCCGTCGTCGGCGTGATCGATGTCAGCGTCGGATTGGTTGCCGGCGACAGGCTCGAGGCATGCGAGGCGTTCGGGCCGGCGGCGATCGTCGCCGCGGTCTGGACCGGGCCGGTGCTGACCGTGACCAGCGGCCCCGCCGGATTGTAGACGCTGGCGCTGTAGGTTTGCGTCACAGCAACCTCGGTGCCCTTGCCCTCGGCGTCGAGGCTCGGGAAGTTGGCGTTGTCGGCCGAGGCGAGCTTGGCGGCAAAAACAAGGCCGGAGGCCGCCGCGCCGTCGTCGACCGCGGCCTGCGAGGGCGAGGTCGGCGGCGTCGTGCCGAGGAAACTGAAATTTGTGGGAGGCGTCGGATTGGTCGGCGTAACCGTCAGCGGATTTTGCGCCATGGTGTCGTTCCCCTTGCCTTACTGATAAGCCGGCGGCTCGGCCAGACTGCCCATCTGCGGCGCCATCAACAGGGCGCCGGCTCCGGCGCCCCCGGTTAAGATCATATCACGCGCCGTCTCGGGCGATACACCGAGCCGGCGCGACGCCTTCGCCATCTGGTCCGCCATCAACTCCAGTTTGGGGGCACCGACCGGCGTATCGACGCCGGTCGCGTGCGCAAACGTATTCCACTGAAGCGGCTGCGTCTGCCCGGCGTACAGCCCGAGCGGCTTTGAGATTTTCTCCCGGTACCAGGGCAGATGCGTCATGTATTCCGACATCGATAGCTCTTTACCGACGCTCTTGGGGCCGCCGGTACGTACGTCAGCGAAGCCGGTCGAGCGCGCGATATGACTGTCCTGCACCGGATAAGTCATCTGGTAGCCCGTCTCGGGCGTGCCGTGCGAGGGCAGATACGTTGTTACTTTCGGGCTCTCGCTCTCGTAGATGTTGCCCCGATCGCGGAACTTCTGCATGGGAAGCGCCTGCGATGTGGAATGATAGGCGTGCCCAGGGAAATACATCATATCCGGCGGGAAATCCGGCATGCCGGCGCGTTTACCTTCCGGAACGCCGCCGTACTTAACAAAATCCTCGAAACGGTTCTGTTTAGCCAGCCAGTGCGCGCCGGTCCCGCGCGCGATCTCGGTCATGACATTGGCGGCCGGCGAGGCCATGCCGGTGTAGTTAATATAATCCCAGTACGCCCGCGGCGCCGCCTCGGCGCCGTGCAACTCGACCATCTTATGGTAGAGCGGGTCCATCATGTACCAGTTGATAGTCGTGCGCAGCTTGGGGTCTTGCAGCGCGAGGCCGAGCGTATCGGTCAGCCGCTGCGTATTCTGCGGCGTCATGACGTTGTTTGCCGCGTAGCTGTTATTCTTGGCGCCGGGCGGAATAATGTAGCCGGGCTGTAAGTCGCCGGCGCCGCGCGCCCTCGACATCTCGTAAAGATCATCACGAGTAACGCCAAAAAGCCGCTTAAGCCACGGGCTCTCGGGCGCCCAATTGGCGCGCGCCGCCGCCACGATCTCGCGCGGATTAGCGTAAATCCGCGGATACATCATGCGCTGCGGATCGGTCACCGTCTGAATACGCGAATTAGCCGGCGCCTCGTAGCCGGCATTCACCGGGCTATCGATCGGCGCGTAGGGGCGCCGCCGAACTGGCGTCGCCAGCGCCCCAGCGATACCGGGCGCCTCGAAGGTCGGCTGCACCAGCCGGCCGCCGGTCGCGCCGAGCGCGCCCGCCGGCGCCCCGCCGCTGACGCCGCGGGCAATCATGCCCATGGCGGTCTCGGCCGCCCAGTCCGCGGCCTCGCTGTCCTGCTCGAAGGGATTGAACTCGCCGGAGATCGCCTTGCCCGGCAGCATCACGCGGTCAATCACGCTCTTAACCGGCGCCCCGATGATCGTGCCGCCAATACGGGCTGCCAGCGAGCCCTGGCCGGGCGCCACGTAGGGCGGCGCCTGCATGCCGCCGGGCGTTACGTCAGGCGGCGGCTGCGTCGCGTAGAAACCCGGGTCGGCAAGCCTGCCCATCGCCGTCTCGGCGACGCGGCCGACGTTGCCCGGCGCCGCGGCGAGGCCACGGCCGAGCGACGTCACCGCCTGCAGCGGCCCCTCGGTGGCGCTCTCGGGCAGAACCACCCGGTCAACACCCGGGTATCTTGCCCGGACCCGCTCGGCCGCCGCCTCGAAGGCATCGGGCGGATAGTCGGGGCCGCCGACCGTAGTGCGCGCCCGCAGCGGCACCAGCAAGTCCGGCGGCAGGTTATCGACCGCCGCAAGCTCGCCCATCGCATCGGGGTCGGCCATGGCCTATTGCTCCTGCCGCACTAATTCGCCCATCGCGCCGGCCGCGGCGGGCGCCGCGCCGACCACGCCGTACTTGCGCAGGATATCGATGCGATTGGGGTCAAAGATGACATAGTTGCTGCTCTCGGGCTGCAACTGTTTAACGATGTTATCCCAGTAGCGGAGATCGCCCGCGCTCGCGGACTTGAGACGCTTCTCTGCCACTGCACGCGCGGCTTCGCGGCTGCCCTGCGCCTCTACGATGCGCAGCGCGTCTGGGTTAGTAACGCGCGAGCCCTGGTCGAGGTAGCGAATGCCGGGAATGCCGGCGTCGCGAAGAGATTGTGACGATCTTGAACTACCACCAAATTTTTCGGCTAAGTAATTAACAAGTGACTGGCCTCCGGTATCTTCAATACCCAGACCACCAAGAGTAGATTTTACATGACCGCTTTGTTCGTTTAATGACCTGTCATAGTCCAACAACTGATCAGGATGCGCGTTGATGTTCACCTCGTAGGTGCGCGGGCCGACCGGCTTGCCGCTTTCAAGCAGTTGTAGCACCTCGCGGCGCTTGTCTATCAGCGCCGGATGCCAAGACCTCTGCTCCGCGCTCATCGTCGTAGCGGGATCGCCGGGGACATACCGCCCTACGCGCAGCGCCTTTTCCTCTCGCGCCAGTGACTGACGCGCAAAATCAATAGCAGCATCCCTGTCAAAGTTCTTCAGCTTCAGTATATTTGCGGCGCTGCTCTCCGGCCCTCTAAATCTATTGGCAAACTGCTGCCAATACTGCCCGCCCTGCCCCGACACCGCCGGGTTCTCAGCGAAGTACAGGCCGTGCCCGTAGACCTGCGCGCCCTCGCCGGTGCCGATCTTCGAGAGGTCGAACTTGTCGAAATCATACGGCGAGGAATGATAGGCGCGGATGCCTTGCGCCAATGCGCTCTCGGCTGCCGGCGCCTCCCGCGCGGCCCCACGCGCGAGGCTCCCCAGCAACGGCACTGCCGCCTTGGCGGCGCCGACCGCCGAGCCGCCCAGCGGCATGAAATTCTGCACCACATTGGTCAGATCGGCGAGGCCGCCGAGCACGCGCGGATCGGACTGCGGCACCTTGCCTTGTTCATTGGGAGCAATGCTCGGCGGCGGCAAATCCCGGTAGGTCGCCGGGTCGAACAGGTGAGAAACGCCGGCCCACTGGTAGAACCGCGGGTCAGGCCGGGCGTCCGGCGGCGGCAGGATCCGGTCCTGCGCCGCTATTTCGCCGAGGGCGTCAGGGTCAGGCTCGGCCATGGGAACCTACCAGCGTCGCAAAAACACCCGCTGCCCGAACGTCAGCACGCCAGGAGGCGGCACGAACGGCGGCACCGGATGCGAAACGAAAAGGCCGATTTCCCCAGGCGTCAGCACGACCCCGAGCGGCGTCACGGCCGGCGTCAGACCGGCCGGCGCCGACGCCGTCAGCAGCCCAACATCCTGGCCAGTGACCGCAACCGCGGCCGGCGGCGCGATCGTAAGCCGCGCCGCCGCCCGTAACATAATATCCTGGCCGGTAACCGTTACGGCGGCGCCGGTAACGGTCAGCGTAACATGAACCCGCAGCGCGACATTCCGGCCGGTAATTGATACGGCAGCCGGCGTGACGTTCAGCCCAAGCTGCCCGTCCCAGTGCGCTTGGTCCCACTGACCAACGTCCCATCGCTCTGGCGTCCAGGTGCTCATGCAATGGTGAGCGCCCCCGTGACCGGATCGAAATCGACGGTGAAGTCGCCCGCGGCGGGCAGCGTCACGCCGCTGCCGTAGTCGACGAACCCGACCAGCTTGTTACCGGCGCTGGAATTGTAAACGACGACGTAGCGAAACGGCCCGATGCCGCCCGCCGTCGCGGTAAAGACGCTGTCGGCCAGCACCAGGGTAAATACGCCGCCCGAGGTCGCGGCGCTGGTGGTGGTGAGGGTGTTACCGCCGGCGGTGTAGCCGTTGGCGGCGGCCGGGGGCGGATAGGTGGTCGCGCTCCAGACCGTGTCCGCAACGCTCGGCGCCGTGTTGGTCAGCGCCGCCTTGAGCACCGCGGTCTGCAGGTTGTGGCCGCCACGTGATAGCTCGTCGATTAAGGCGTTGAACTTTGTAAGGGGGGCGGTTGGCATCAAGTGCCCCAGTTGCCAAAGCCGGACGGCACTGAATTGGTGTAGGCAGTGGCCCCAAAGTTTGCGGTGAAAGCGTCGTTTGCCACCGTTCCGGCCGCGCCGAACGTAACTACCGGGGCGTAACTTATAGCCGCCGTCAGTGTGACGCCGTTCGCGCCTGTCGCCGGATTAGCCGCCACGTCGCCGTTCCAATTGGTTGCGTCCCTGCGTACCCAAAGCAACCGCGCATCCAAATCAACGGCAAACCCGACGAATGACCCAGCTACTACCGCGCCTATGTTCTTACCCGAGGCGGCGGCGCCCACCACAACAGACCCAGTGTTCCGGTAGACACCGGCATAGGGACCGGCAGCCCCACTCGTCACGTTGGCATAAGTCCCCGTGCTGGACATAATGCCCATAAAATCACCATTTCCATGGGAGGCATTTATTCGCACCTCGAAGTAATATTTTCGCGTTGCGCGAAGTGATGTACTGCGAGCGCCCGCTCCGGTGTTGGTGTTGGTGTGTGTCGCAATCAAATTGCCGCCGGACAACGTAACGTCCTGTGCAACGCCATCGAACGTCGCATAGACAACAGGCGCCGCCACCCCGATCGTCTCGTACACCACCGGCATGCCGGGCCTGCCGACGACCTTGGTAACCGGCATCCCGAAGCCATTGGCAGCCTCGGTCACGGGCGTGCCGAGCAGCGTCTCGACCACCGCCATGCCACCGCTCGCTACCGATACGACCGGGCGGCCCATCAGAACGGCCTTCCCTGTGGTGCGGGCGGTTGCGCCGCCTTGACCATGTGCGCCTGCGTGCGCGCGAATAATTCGCGCTGCTTGAGCGCATTGGTCTGCTCGTCGGCGCGCGCCTTGGCGATCGTCGACAGTAAGTCCGCTTGGTGCGCCTGCCCCTCAGCCATCGCCTTCTGGTTGGTCTGCTGCGCCTTGGCTTCGTCGGCGGCGTTACGGCCGCGCAACTCCAGCAGCTTGAGTTGCTCGTTACTCTGAATTTTCATCTTCTCGTGCTGGTCGCGCATCTGCAGTTCCTGCGCCTTTAATTGCGTATCGGCCTGATCCTTCTGCGCCTGCCGCTGGTTCTTCATCTGCTCGATCTGCAACTGCGTCTTGGTCGCCGCCGTCGCCGGATCATCACCCTGCGGCTGATCGGCCTTCTGTTTCATCAGTTCGGCAAACTCGTCGATCGCGCCGTCCAATTCGCGGCCGCCGCGGAACGCCGAGCAGGAGAATTTGAGCACCGAGGCGGCGAACCCCGAGGCCTGCGGCGTCGTCGTCACCATTTGCGCAAGCTGCGGCAGCAACTGCCCGAGCATCGAGACAAACTCGGTATGGCGCTGCTTCTCGGCGTTCTCGTCGACAATGATCGTACTGTCAGTTTCGATGTCGAGCGTAAACGCCCGCGCCCGGCAACTGCTGAGAAACTCCAGCACCTGCTCGAGCGTCGCGGTTTCGTTAAGCTGCGCGATAGCGTTATTGCCGGATGCGCTCATCTGCTGCTGTTGCTGCTGCAACTGCGCGGCCTTGTCCGGATCCTGCTGCAATGCCTGCTGCGCCTGCGGCAGTTGCGACAGCATCCCGATCGCCTTCTGCTGCGCCGCCATCTGCTGCTGGATTTGCTTAATCTGGTCCTGCTGCATCTTCTGCGTCGGCAACTGCGTCTGCGACATCTCGATAATGGTCACCGGATCAAATTTCTCGGTGATGATGTCGGCGGTAATCGCCACTAGATCGCGGGCAATGCGCTTGAGTTCGTTCTGCTTGTCCTCAACGCGCGTCGAACCGAACTGAGTCTTAAGCTGCTGGGCGCCGAGCGTTTCTTTCGGATCGGTGGCGCCGCGCATGATGTCGCTGAGACCCATGATCTGATAGACATCCTCGATCATCTGCTTGCGCAGGTCGACCAGGGTCGTCACCACTTGCGCGATCATATCGATCGGCAGCCATATCACTACGTCCTTGCTGCCGCCAAAGGCGCTCCAATTCGAAATTGGCACCATCACCGTCGACGGCGTCTTGACGCTGACGGCGCGGTTGATGGCGTCGCCGATCTCGCCGCCGGCC